GGAGCGCCCCTGCGCTTTGCTCGATCGGAATTTCAGCTCCGTTATCCCAAAGATGATAGAGATCTTATTTTCATTGAAGTGACCACAAAGCAACTTCCCCAGTTGCCTTCTATGAAAAGTCGGCTTAAAACCCGAGATGATTCCTTAAACTTTGAAGGAAATCGCTTCGTACGTGTTCACCGCGAAGTAGTTGAAAACAAAGTTCATTATTGGTCTGAATGTTTCAATCATGAGGTTCGAAAGACCCAACCTGGTTTGAATATGTGTTATACTGATGTGAAAGGAAATTCTTGTCGTCGTCCTACGACAACTTTTTATGAGATTCCTAATGCCAAAGGAAAATCTGGTGATTGTAGTGCTATTTATGTTGATTATGAGTCTTCAAGTGTTGCTGATGTAGTTGGCCTACATTCAAGCACTTGGAATAACTCTGTTACTGTTGTTCCCTTATACCGTGAAGATTTCCCTTTTCTTACTGGTGAACAATATGATTTTATACCTGACTCCTACGATTTACCTGACGTACCTGCCCAAGGTGAAGCTCCTCAATGTGATACTTATGCTGTATTTCCTGGCACCCGTAACAAAGGTGTCACCCTTAAAAAACCAAATTTTGTACCTACTGATTCTGTATATATTCCCTCCCCTATGTATAATGATCTGGAAGAATTCCTTGAAAAGGATGGACTTCAGATTCCCGTTGCCCCCGCTGCGTTGCGAAATTTTGTGAACGATTCGGGCGAATTTGTCAAAGTACACGACAAGACTTTTGCAAAGCTTGCCGAGTGCTCTGGCATTGACCCTATGCCCGAAAAACTTCACAAAATTATCAATGACTATCCTGATTATATTATTGATGGATGGCTTCCTAGTCATTCTGTTCGACGATTTCAGATAATTAAGTTTCTTGATGCTCTTTTCTCCGACGAAATCCCTGGATTGGAATCCATGGATCCTACTAAGTCTGCTACTTATGAGAATAAGATTAAGAACAAAAAACGATCTAATCTGTTTGGTCGAGCTAATGCTCCCAAAGAAAGTTGGATTGTCAATGATAAAGGCTGGTGGGTCGATCCTGACCTTACTCGCCAAGTTAACGCTCTTTTTGAACATGTTGAAAAAGGAGGCGCGATAAAATGTCTTGCTGATGCCTGTTGGAAAGATGAATTACGCCTTTTGGAAGCAGTGGAACTTGGTAAAACTAGACTCTTTTGTGTTGGGTCTTTTACCTTGTCCGTTGTGACTAAGATGGCGTTCGGTGATCTCGTTAGAGAAAAAGGTGATATGTTTATACGTCCCTCCAAGATTGGAATTAACCCTTATTCTATTGATTGGAAACACCTTAAGGACTTTTTGTCCACGCATCCGAATTTATTTGGAGGCGATTGCTCTGGCTGGGATTATCGAATCCGCGCTTTATTTTTATTTTTGTTTCATAGATTTATTGATACCCTTGATGTTTTTGACCACCACCGTGATATGATGCATGCTATTGCAGATACCGTGGTTGGAGTCGTTCTCGTTTACAAATCTCAGTTGCTCGAAAGGTTGTTTGGTGTCTGTTCCGGACACTGGCTAACCTCGTACTTCAACACCTTCGCTAATTATTGTGCGCACCGAATAGTGTGGTGCTACAACAAGCCCGAAGGTTTTGAAGGCTCTTTTGAGCAACACGTGAAGATGGTTTTCTTCGGAGATGATAATGGTGGTTGTTGTTCTGATGTTGTCCGTTCCTGGTTCAACATGTCGACGATTCGTGATACCTTTGCCCTGATGGGAATGGGTTACACCACCCCCAACAAGAAAGAAGTTACGGATTTATTCCTAGACTGGGAGTCGTTCTCCTTTTTATCTCGCACTTTCAGGAAGTGTCCCAATACTGGAACTGTGTTTGCTCCTTTAAACATAGATTCGATATATGGAATGCTTGCTTGGATTAAAAACCCTAAGTCTCGATGCACTGATGTTGATCAACTGTCCCTCAATGTTGAATTAGCCCGGTGGGAGTTCGTGGAACATGGAAAGGAAGTCTTTGAGCATCACGACAAGTTATTTGTCGAAGTTCGAAGTCGTGTCCGTTTTACATGCCCATGGCCTTCATACCAAGAAATGCTAGAGACTAAGCTCTCTGAGCGCTTGTAGCGCTCTCTCGTCCGCAATGACGCGTAAACTAGGCCCCCAGTGAAGACTGGAAGGGGTGTGGTTAGCCCTAAATAACCTAGGAGGAAGAATAGTTGGGCTTGTGTGTTCCTAGCACACTTGACTCTAAAAATACTCTGAAACAGGAAATTGAACTTAGCCGACGTATTTGATCCGATACCCGGCGTTACTCTGGATCGCCAACTCAACCCCTGTAGCCGATGGAGGGCTCGAAACCTTCATAGAACCTGAGGAGATGTCAACGTCTACTCAGCAAATGACCCGCTTTGAACTTTGTGAAAGTGTTGTTCACTTAAACACTGCTGGTCGTACCCGATTCTCTACCCATGAGACAACAGATTCTAATGCTGTGTTCGCTCGAGAATATAAGATTGCTACCCTGTCGCTAGCTCCTAGCGTTGCATTTATCTCAGTGAATACTCCGTTGTATTCCCCTTTGAACCTTGATCCGATAAAGACTTTTTCTCAAAATTTTGCGTTTTGTAGATGGAAGGCTTTGAAAGTTCGTGTTCTTGTTATTAGCAACCCACTGATGTACGGCGACATATTTGTTAATTATTTGCCCTTCATGTCAGCCGCTTCTATTAGTGGTTACTATACAACTGTTCCCGCAGTTGGCGGATCGAACTATATGAAGTATAGTTCCTACTCGATAATCAATTACAATCCTATTGTGTTGAATATTACTCCGCAACAAGAGTGCGTGCTCGAAATTCCTTGGAATTTACCTACGCAATGGGCTACGTGTGGTTCGTATGAAACTACTTACCCACCAACCCAAGTATTTGGCCAGAACCATGGCTCGATACATTTTAATTGTCCTAATCCGATCAATGCTACTGATACAACAGCGCTGACGTCCTGTCAGCTTGATGTTTTTGTTTCTTTTGTGGGTCTTGAATTTGGTGGTCCCCGCGATCCTGCGTATGGGACCAATCCTACCAATGAATACCCTGATGTTGAGGCTCAGATGCAACCACTTAGTGATCTTGCGTCTGGGTTTGCGAAAGGAGCTGGTACCTGGGCTTTTAACAAAGCTTCAGATTATGTCAGTAATTTTGATTATGACTCTGCTTTTCAATATGGCTATGAGCAAGTGATTGGATCAGGCGGCTCTAAGCCTGATACAGTTGCGGAACCGCAGAATCGGGAATTGAAATTTGAACCATTCAATGATTCGGCAACACTTGGAAGTTTTCCCCCTACCAAGTCTTTGTCTGATACTGTTGAGTCGGATGCACTCCATAGATGTGGAGATCCTTTCAAAAAACATTCCTTGAAGTATTTAATTACACGGCCGTTCCTTGTTGATAACGGCGCTATGTCAAATGCTGGTGATGAGAGCTCGAACATAACTCTCCATCCCCGTTTTCCATACGGCGCCCCTCCTAGTGCCGCTACTTATAGTAGCTGGCTAGTTCATGGATATATGCCTTATTTTGCTCAGTTTTTTCGATTTGCTCGAGGTTCTATAAAATTGTACATAATTTTTACAACTTCACCTTTCGTTTCAGCTCGAGTGAGACTTCAATGTTATTTTGGAAAGAGCTCTACTTCTGGAGTTCCCCTAGATACCTTTTCCCCTGCTGTTCCCACACAGCTCATTACCATAAAAGGGACCACAACGTGCTCATTCACGATCCCCTTTTGTTTCCTATTTGATTGGATTGATCTGGCGGCTGGTACGACCTATACCCCCCATTTTAATTTCTTTCTTGACAATGGAGTTCAGTCTTCTGGTAACCGTACTGCTTCGATTCAGTATCTTATGTTTATGGCCGCTGGTGATGACTTTCAATTTCGAGACTTTTGTACCCCTGGATTTCAATCCATACCTAGTCTCTTAGAAGATAAGACTCCCAGGCCCCAGCCTAGACAGAAATACGTTCCTAAATTGCGACCCGATCCCTATGGACTTGCTGAGATGGGTATGTCCTCTGATGACTATCCCGATACTGAAGCTCAAATGAAAATGTGGGAAGAGTTTGATAAGCCGTTTCCTCCCATGCCTGGCATGAAAGGATCCGACACACCATTGACTCTCGTACCTGAGATCGTAATGGTTGAAGACATGTTGACTCGTTGGTCCACAACGACAGAAAACTATGTCAGCATTGGCACATCTTGTGTTGATGTTACCGCTGCTAATGGTAGAGCTGATTATCCCCGTGTAAGAGATACACTTCAAGATCTTGGAACAAACAGAACTAGTTTGTTTGATCAGATTTGTAATCTGTATTATTTTAACACGGGATCAGTCCTTCTCAAAGGCACACTCCCCCCAAATTATACTTTAACTGCAGAACCACTTACTATTGGTCGAATACCCGTCGATCAAACAGGTGGTGTACTGTATTCACCTTCAGTAGATTGGCCCGAAACTGGGTTAGTCTCTTTTGACCCCTCTCAATGGCACCAGGTTGATTTTTCAGTCCCTTGGATTGCCAATGTCCCGTGGGATACATGGTTGCCGAATAAGGCTGTTACCACCAAGTATTACACAAATTGTCAAGCTTTTGCAAGGTCCGGTGCTTGGACTTGCGAAACCTTATGGAAACGAGCAGGCCCTAATTTTGAGCTTGCTTTGTTAGCCCCCTTACCCGATGTTCAGTTTTGGCCTGGGTCGATATTTTCTTTCACCCATGTACTAGATCTCGTTCATTCTCCTATTAATTTAAGACCACCGCCGCTACCTCTTTGGAGGAGGCCGCAGAAGTCACTGCCAGATGTCAGACATCGCCAAGTTGATTCCGAAAGGAAGAAAAACCCGAAAGTTGACCACGGTCGTGCAACAAGAATGTATCTCGATTCATCTCTTGCCGCCGCCCAAGCTAAGTTTAAACAGTGATGAAACTGCGACTCGCGTCGTTGTTCTTACAAAAAAAAAAAAAAAA